GCCAGCTCCGCTGTCCCCCGTATTATTAGCGCCAACAAGTAGATTACCGCTCGTATCATTAACTTTAAGATAGTTAAGATAATTGAATCCTCTGTATCCAGTGGTTGCAGTAAGTTCTTGATCAAGTTCAAAATCTTCTTTTGTATTTCCATCAGCAAAAGAAACTCTATTATTCTGTAGTTGTGTATTATCAACACCAACAGCAGCAATAGTTACATGTCCGTTGCTGTCAACATCAAAATCTTCTTGTGCAAAAGAAGCAAGTCCTTTCTGTTCTACTGCTGCTGCACCGAGATATCTCCATCCGCCAGTATCAGAAGTATCAGTATGAGTTGGAGCACCACCACCTGAAGCAATTGCTGTGATTGATTGATATACTCTACTGCTATCTTCAATAATCTGGTATCTAGCATATGTTGTACCTGCTGCATATGCCGCATACTTACTACCCTCGGTAGCAGTAGCAATAGGTACATTCGTTACGGTTGTTAAACGCCCTTTATCGTCAACAGAGAACTTAGAAGCATTAACAGTCTCTGTACCAAAAGGTTCTCCACCACTACCAGCTTGAGATACTGAAGTGAGAGATTCTGTATTATAATCTCCAGGAACAACGTTTGATTGAACCGACAGTGAGATAAGAGGATTACCACTAATACCACCACCGTCAGTAATAACAATCTGACCAGCAGCACCAGTAATAAGTCTGGTCTCAACAACACCTGCTGCAGTTTTTGAATATAAACCAGTACCAGTTTCGTCTGAGATTGCTTCTAAGTTTGCATTCCAAGGTTGTGCTAAAGTTGTATCACTAGTTGCAGAACCATCAAGACCATAATCCGTAAGATTTAGTTGAGCAGGAGTTCTAGCATTTATAACTCTACCCTTCTGGTCAACAGTAACTTCAGTAAATGTTCTAGTAGTAGTACTTAAACCACCTTCCAAGTAATGAGGAAGAGTATTGATCAGTGATAAAGAAGTACTTAAGTTTAAGTTTTGGGAACCATCAAAGTTGCCAGTTGCTGTTACATCACTAGATAACTGAATCTGTCTAGTCTGTTCAAGTCTAGTTGATGTTGAAGCATTACCAATAAGAGTTGACGTGATAGTACCCGCAGAAAAACTTCCATCTGCGTCTCTTTGTACAAGAGTATTTGGAGTATTAGTGTTGGACTCTACAGGGCGCTCATATCTTAGCGTGTTCCATGCCGTTGCACCATCACCGATTTTGAACCGACCAGTATCGAGTTCAATTCCAAGTTCACCCTGTGCAAGAGTTGGATTCGCGTTTGCCCATTCCTGAGCACCACCGCGTCTTAACTGTATTCTATTTGCCATTTTTTACGACAACTCGATAGTGATTATGCTTCCAAGTTATTTATGCGTAATAGAAAAGGGGCATTTCTGCCCCCATTGTATCACTCTTCAGTTTCTTCTTCTTCTGGAGGTTGGGAAGCGGTTTCTTCCTCCTGAGGGTTATAATATTCAAGTGCCTCAATAGCACCCTGAAGTTTCAGTCCCGTTGTTTCATTTTCTTTAATTTTAGCAGCAAGTTGCTGATTCTCAGTAATGATTGCTTGAAGACGCTCTTTAAATTGAGAGAGCATGTCAACCTGAGGAACTTGTTCAATCGTCATAATTTGTTCTCTTTACTTTGGACTAACGTTAGTAAAAGTGATTTGATATCACTCAGATCCGATTTTAACTCAGAAACTTCGTTTTGTAAAGTGGTGAACTCTTCCTGCTTCATCTTATCTGCTTTATATGCTGCCATATATTTCTGATATGTATCAGAATCAGAACACAGTACAGAACCCGTTTCCGAGTTTCTGTACCAGTTATCTTTATTTTTTACAGGAATGTGTGACATTATACAGCAAGAGCAATTGCTCTCAAATCTTTGATTATAGGAACCAAGGATTGGTTTGGAGATACAAACAGTACCTTGATTTGATACTGATCGAAGTTCAGACCACTTACCTCGTACTCATATTCACTGAAAATTTGAGTCTCCGATGTAACTGGTATGTTGGAACCTTCTGCGGGGAAGAAGTTAAATCCTAATTCTTCAATAGGAGTTGTAGAACCAATCGGTCGTACTCTATATAGGACCTTAATCGTTGTGTTAGGAGGACGGTATCCTGTAAAATACAATTTGATAGAACCTGAAGGATTCTTCAAATCAGCAGTTCTTGTAATGTAAACTGCCTCATGCTTATCACCAACGGCAAGGTTTGCACTGTTGACATCGGCAGGATTATTAATCCTATTAGATACCAATGTGGCAGATAATCTATCAGTATCAATGACAGGACTGATGTTAGTCTTTTCACTAATCATCGTTAGGTCTAGTCTGAATGACTTAGCGCCACTCAGTTCTGCAGATTCATTGACTGTAGAACAAATCAATGCAGGTTTTTCGAGATAGTTATCTGTTCCTAAGATAACATCATTGAATACCCCATCGTTAGCAAATGATGCTTGTGCCAGAGACGTGCCATCATTGATTGATGTACCACTGATCGTATTAATTCGAGCAGTAATATCTGTCTTAGGTAGCAACATTCTCTCAATCTGAGGAACGAGAACATTATATTGAACATTTTGTGTAGCAGTAATATTAGTACCACCACCAATAATACCCAATCTAGCAATAGACGAGGTGCTCAATTCATAGTAATCAAGAGTAGGATTCAAGATTCCTGTATGAGTCTTATTAAGTTGAGGTAGTGGAATACCATCTAAGTTATAGCATTCAACAACTGATTCATCTGCATGAGATACAGCAGTCGTACCATCAACACCTCTTTCGTATACAGTAATAGTTTTATTATCACCGCTGATTGCACTATAAGAAATAATCTCATCGCCAATCTTAATAAATCCAACATTACTTACAGAAACTGCAAGACCGTTAATAACTTTATGGAATGCTGTAGCATCCGATACCGAAATACTAACATCAGATGCAGAAAGTGATGCGGTTAATGAAGTATCACTAACCTCAGAAACTATACCGCTAATAACTACATTGTTAGAACTGCTATGCATACAGTGATTACTGTGATAAACACGAACCTTTCTTTGTGCAGTGCTATAAGTAGGTGTTGCACTAACGAACGAATCGCTAACTGCAGAAGCTTCAACAGCATCTCCACTGTAAACAATTGAACTAACTGTTGCTGTGATAGAAGAAGTTCCACCAGAGATAGTCTCTGTGGTAGGAGTAAAGTCAGTAGATACATAACGAAGTGTCAATGTATTGGTTCCTGAGTTCCAAGTTACAACTTCTGCAGTTGGTGCATCAGCACTATTACCAGTAATAGTTTCACCAGGAGTAAAGTCTCCTGTGGGAGTACTAACAACCATAGTTGCTAGTGTCTTAGATGAAACTACACGGTTAGAAATGGATCCACCAGTGTTAGAACCTGCTGCCCAAGTACCATTAATATCATTGATTGTCAATAGAACTCCAGCAACAGTAGTTGTTACAGCGGAGATAGTACCTTCTGCTAAAGTCGTTTTCTGGTAGATACGAGATCCAACGGTATAAGGTAATGTAGTTGAGTTTAATGTCAGAACTAACTCAGGAGTGAATGTTTGAATAGCATCTCTGCGAAGATTCAACTCACCACCATTACCTCTTGCTAATGCTGAATTATTAACAACCAATCTACTGTTCAATGTATTGGTGAAGTCTGCACGGTTAACGATAAACTTGAGATCTTCATACTGGTCAGCAGTCCATGTAGATGCGTTCTGTGATTTGAATAGAACACCAGCATATGGTTGCTCAGAAATTGTTCTGTCTCCAGTAATATCTTGCTCACCCATTCTAGAGATCCAGATCTGATAAGAGTTGGAGTCTGATAGGAGAACAAAACAATGTTCAACTGACTGAGGAATGAATACTGGTGCATCAAACGTAAACTTAGTAGGAACAGCAGCAGTTTCTGATAACTGAACAGTATCAGGTTCAAGGGTTACATCGGAGAATGGCAGAATGGTTGTTGTTGGATAACCATTTTCCATAGTTCTGATTTGCATCGAAACAGGAATATTGTCATCTTTCTTGAAGAAATATACATCAATAGAAGTCAGGAATACACCATCAGTTTCATCAACAATGAATGATTGTGCCAGAGGGTCATACCAACCAATCTGTCTAATCTCAGTTCTAGTAGAACGAACTGTTCTATTCTGAGTTACGGTATCACGAACAACTTCAGCATTACGAACAGCAAGAACATTTTCTTGGATAGTGTTCAAAGTACCAGATGCTTCATAATTAGTTTCAGCAGCAGATGCAACAGCACCCCCAAGACGTGAATCGGTGTCAGATGTAGACAATCTCAATGTTCTAGTACCAGTTGCCCATCTAGGATTGGTGTCAAGAGATGGAGACGGAATAAAGAATGAAGATCTGAGTTTACCGAAACGATCTGAAATTAAACGACGGTCTCTTACAACTGCTGTTGCACCAGAAGTACCAACTAGAACTTCCTGAACTTGGAAGTTACCATAGTAATCACCAGTTGCCTGCTTCGATAGTTCAACAGTATCGATATTCAGGAATGCTGTTGTAGATGCATAAGACTCAGGAAGTACACTGTCATCATATGGATTGAATCTATAGAAGTCATTTGGTGCAGCAACTTTAAACTTACATCCAGAGGTCAAACCTGTTACAGTTTCACCGATAACGAATGGTGTTGAGTTTGTTCTGGTATCAATCGATGGATCCTTAATGATTTCAATCATTTTAGGAATTTGATAATCGACTGTAGATCTACCATCAAAGAATGAATAGAAACGAGTTCTTGGCTTTAAACGAGCAACATCAACGTCAATGTTTCTAGAACGAATCCAAGGAATACTAGTACTAGAAAGAATACTATCACCTAAGGATTGTCTGTCAATTCTAGGAATAACTCTACTTCTTACACCCTGACGAGTTTGTGAACCTGTCGTTTCAAGTGTTGTTGTTCTATTAATACGACGCATACCACGACCACCCCAGACACCAGGGTTAGGTGATCTACCTCTATCTTGTGCCAACCATCCGCTGTTTCTGGTAGTTCTAGAACCAAGAGTTCTTTCACCAGTCCAATTAGTTTGCCATGCTCTCCATTGAATAGGAGCAAAACCATTCTGGTCAACATTCAGTTCAGAAGAAACTTGTTGGAAATCTCCTTCAATTTGTGTGACTCTTGCAGGAACTCTGGAAGTATCCAACCAATCATCAGAACCAGGAGTTAATGTAATACGTCCAATATATGTGAAGACATTAAATGGGTTGATATTTTCAACTCTAGATGCATATGGTTGCTCAATAATCTTGAGTTCAGTGTAAGGTAATGTAATTAGAGGACCAGTCTGCTGATAATTTGTTGATAGACTCTCATTAATAATTAAAGGCACATTGGTTGTGTAGTGCGCTGGACGACATTCTCCAAACTCAAAATCAAGTGCTGCTGAGAAATCTTCATGAGCAGTATCAGATTTGCCGTGATCACTAAAGTCGTCAACAATAAATCCATTCTTTAAACGATTCTTTCCACTAGAATCCAAAATCTGACTATTAAAAGTATCACTTTCAAGTAGATTGAGTGATGTGTAATATTCAACTTGATCTAGACGACGCTCAATAGCACCGATATCACGCATTGTATAGCGTCTGTTATCGGAACGAACAATTACAGTGTCATTTTCAGGATCAAAACCATATGGTTTGTGACTAATAGTAGCAAGAAGCATACCATCTTTCAAATCATCGGGTTCTTCTGGAGTATCCGAAGACTTACCTTTGATAATCTGGAACTCACCATCTGGTGTGATGAATGCTTTATCCTTTCTAGGCAGATACCAATTAAAGTCACAGCGGAAATTGCTGTTCAACTTAGGAATATCAAAAACAGTTGCGTTCGGAGTGCCTGAGATATTAAAGACTCGTGACTTGAAGTCGAATGTAGAGCAGTTTACGTATGCTGGAGATGATACAGTACCAGTTCCACTATACAAATTCTTTACACCTGGACGGAAATCTAGGTAATCTGCGAGGAATTTGAACTTGAAGAAGGGAATATCAGTATAATCAGTATTCAGATATGACTGTCCACTAAAATAATCACCAGTTGAAGAATGTGTATAGTAGTCAAGAACAAGTTTCAGTTTTCTGATAGGGGCAATAGTGCCTTTCTTACGAATTACTCTTGAGATATTATAGATAAATCCAGTCTGTGCAACTTCTAGGAAGTAATTATCGGTTACCACTTTAGAACCAGCTACAACAGAACCTTCGCTGTCATTGATGATAGCAGAAATTGCTGCTCCAGTACTGTCAAAACCATCTACAGTTTCGCCAGGTAATAAGGATCCAGTAATATAAACCAAACTAAGTTTTAAACTACCTGATGCAAAATCGACAACCTTTGCTCTTGCTTTGGATGTTCTACCAGTTACAATAGTGCCATTGGCAAAGAATACAGGTTCAACTAAAACTACTGATGGAATGACAGGATCGTTATCATCATTAGACTCATATACGGCATGTAATCTATAACTATCTGTCAGACCGAGTGATAATTCCCTATCTTCGATTCTAGTACCATAAAGGTTAGAATAAGTTAAACTATAATTTTGCTTATCTAAATTAGCAATAGTGTTTGTTACTTTTAAAACAAACATCTCATTGCCAGATTTAGTTTTTCTGACAGTTACATTCTTAGAAATCGTAGCAGTTACTTTAACTGATGTGATATTTGTAAGATTTTCAATCTGCAGAGTAGTTCTATCTGCTGATGTGAATGAGATATAACCAAGAGCACTAGTAGTAACAGTATCTAGTGTGATTTGATCTCCAACAGGATGAGTGGAATTTGTACCTGCTAATACAGTTACAGTATATGTTTGATCAGTAATACTTTCAAACTGCTCATTCTCTGGTAATGTGATTGAGATTGAATCTGAAGAAACTGTTTGAGCATCAAAAGTTCTTCTAACGATCATAGATTCGTCAGAGATACTCTTAATATACTTCTTAGGCATATCACTAAGAAGATCTGCATTAGCAACATCAAATAATTGAGTTCTATATCTAAGTAAAGTATTATAAGTTCCTGCACTAGGGAAGTTGCTGCTAGGAGGAGTTACATTAACAGTCTGAGATGCATAATTGAAGATTGATGCGACACCTCCAGTAGCAAGATTGCCAGGAGTAACTAGATCAACAGTTACAAATTCAGTACTATTAAAGAAGATTTTGTCTCCAGGACGAAGATCCAGAGCAAAGTTTGACTGAAGACCTGTGATAGTTTCAGATCCACCAGTTGCATCATAAGTGAAAGTACTACCTTCCACCAATTGAACATCTTCAAGAACTACATCAGCAGTAAATTCAATAGCAAGAGTTGATTCATCTCTTGCAACAAACTGACGTGTATCAGAATACTGATAAGTATGGATATGATTGATAGTATCAAGGAATGATCCATCAAGCAGAAGCATTTCATTCTGTAGGAATGTTCCTTCTACTTGATATACATCAACTCTATCACTAGAAGTTGTGGCAGATACAATATATGCTCTAGCACCAGAAGTTCCACCAACTACCAAAGAACCCTGAGGGATACTCTTAGCACTAGCGAGTTCTAATACAGTGAACATCTGAACATCCATGATATTCAGTTTGTACTGATCATCAGTGTTACCGAAGGTGTTATCAGGATCGGCAAGATGCTCGATTGATGTGACTCTGGCATATCCAATCAAATCTCCTGCAGCAGAACCTGCAGAAGAAGTGGCAACATCTCTCAGTTCTACAGTGTGATACGCATTAGTAATAGTGGAACCCGATGTATTAGGGAATCCAAAGATGTTATTAACATTGCTATAGTTACCCATTTCAAATGGGACAATAACATTTTGTGCATCTAAAGTTTCACGAGGTTTATCTAAATCTACATACGATGGAGAAAGACGTTTAACTCTATAACCTCTAATGTATGCAACACCAGCACCAAATTCAACAGCATACTTATCATCAGAGGTAACAGTTCCATTGGAAGTTGTCATCCCTGCAGGATATACACCATTATTGAATCCATCGTCAAGACTTTCTCTGACAGTGATTTCAAAATCTTTTACAACATAGTTGCCAGATTCTTCATAAGTCCTTAATGCAAGACCCTTTTCTAATTCATTTAATGCAGTTCTATCAACTAACTTCTCTACCTTAGAGTTGTTGATACGAAGGAGTTCGATAAAGTTCTTATCGGCATCATCAGTTAGAAGTTTCTTGATTAATGTTGTCTTGATTCTAAATCTATGAGAACCAGGAGCAGCATAGTTAGATGTTCCAGCAGCGTTATCGTTAAGACTAAGGTCGTCTTCTGGGGTAACAATCGATTCTTGAATGTTGAGACCGATACGATAGGAGGGGTTACTTCCATACTGGTCAAGAAGGATATACTGATAATCTACATCGACAAAGAAACCTCTGATGAAGTACACACCTTGCTGTACATACGAAACAGAACCTTGCTGTAGTGCATCTGTAGGCAGTAACTGAGCGAAGGGAGAACCCACCTCAATTAGAGTTGTGCCGAAAGTAATTTCTGTATTTGTAACTAACTGTTCATTACTTGCAAACAGTTCAGTTGAATTATCAGTACCACCAGATTCAATATACTTTACATATAAGGTAATATATCCTTTATCAGATTCGGTAGAAGAGATGCTGTATAGAACTTTTGCCTTAACACCAGTTGACAGACCTTCAATAATCAATCCATTTAATTGAGACCTGTAAGACTCAACATCGGCACCAAGGAATGACTCCTGAAGCATGATAGCGTCAACTGTCAGGTCATAACCTACTTGACCTGGAATGACCATTGCGCCATCCTTGAACAGGTGAGAACCTACATTCTCAACCTGGTTTTGCAGAATGCTCTGCATCGTGGTAAGTTCTCTTGCCTGAATTGGAAAACCAGGACGAAATAGAACTCGATAAAAATTCTTATCTTTATCGAAATCGTCGTAATAGGGTGTAACGTTTAGATTGGTATTTTGTGCCATTAGAATTCGATTACGATTTTGATGTCTTCTACCTGGTCGTTTGCACGACTGATTGCCCGTCTATTATCTATGTAAACAACGTTACCGCTGTTTGACTTGATTTCGGGTTTTCCATATCCATTATTGAACTTCATGCCCAAATCATATTCCGTATTATTAATTGTTCTGGAAGATGAGTTGGGAACAGCAGGGAAGTTTACATCTGGTTGCCCAGCAGCACCAGAAGTTGCCCCACTAATAACATTAGAACCGTCAAGTTCGTTTTGCGTGCCTGTAACTTCAGGGAAAATACCATCAATTGAGTTCTGATAGTACTTCAATACTTTAGTAGTAGGATTCCATGAAATCACTCTGCCACGACCAGTGATACTTACACCACCAACAACTCTTGTTTGAGTAATAATTTCATCAGGAACATAGTTGCCTTGAAATGTTGGAGAGAAGATAACTGCTTTAGCAGCAGAAACTGTCAAATCAGAAATGAGTTCTTCAGTACCAAACTTTAGAGGATTGGTAACAAGACCAATACGACGGTAGTCGTTATCGATAGGGAAATCACCAGCACCTTCATCATAAGAAAGTTTGGCATTAACCATGACTCGGAAGGCACCAAGTTCTACAACAGAATCAGAACCATGCCCACCAGGAGGAGGCATGATAACATCAACAATACCGCTAGCACCAGTACCAATACCAGTGATAGAATCAATACTGAGTTTACCGAATGTATATCCAGTACCACCAGAAGTTACAGTAGCAGAAATAATTCTACCACCGTCAATAACAATAGAAACTCTACCGCCAGTACCATCGCCATTGATAGCGACATTATCATAAGTTCCGTTATTATATCCAGAACCTGCAGAACTGATGACTACTGTGTCAATTTCTCCAGCAACTGCATTGGTTTTTACCGCGTCATTTGTAAAGACGGGCATATAATCATTGGAGAAAAACTTAAGGACCGAGGCAACGGGAATCGTATACATGTACTTCCAACGATATCCATCACCTGTAGTGATGATACTAGTAGAAGAACCTGTAGGTTCAACTGTAGAGGGTTTGCCGTTAGGATCCGAGGGAGATGTTCCGTTATAGATTACCTTGTAAACTTGATATTGTGAGTTTACAACATAAAAATCTGAATCATAAAGTTTGGTAGCACCTGAGGAAGCAGTCTTGCTAGGAGAATAATCATGACGATACATGTCATAGGTGAAACCAAGTCCACCCGTAGTCTGCTCTGGAGAAACCCAGTCAATACGACGAACAACCTGAACCGTATCAGAAGCGAGGACGCGCTTCAGAGAGATCATGTCATCATAAGAACCAGAAAATTCCTGGAAGGAATCTACTGCTTGAGGAGGAGAATTTTCATTATCCCACGTTTGAGGACGACCAATGAACAGATACAAACGATCTCTCGTAGTACCTGCTACATCATCACTCTGAGTGGCATCGGGTCCTTCCAATGCCTTAATGAACTTTCTCGCTGAGAAAATCCTAAATTGATCAGTTAATAGAGCTGCCATTTCCTAAGGGATTATTGTCCTCTTGTTTATTTATGAAGGTTACGAGCGAACTAATGTCGAGTATTCAACAGATTTGATGCGGTAGGTTGCTCCACCATTACCAGTTATATTTTCTCCACCCAAAACTGCCTGAGCCGCTGCACCAGAACCAGTGGTATCACCACCAGTATTTGTAAATGTAATCGTTGGGTGTAGATTGTAACTATTGTCCACTGTTTGATCAATTCCGTAACCTCCATTTGTGATGGTTATGGAATCTACTCGGTCACCAGATGTTGACATTACAGCAGTACCAGTCGCTTGAATGTCGCCAGTACTTTCAATAACAATATTTGGAACTGCGGTATAGTTTGTTCCGTTATTTACAATAACCATATCAACAACTGTACTGTTACTTGAGAACTCATACAGATATCCATTTACACCAATATTGACATTATTTGTATTATAAGGAACAATATCCTTCAATACTAATTTTGATGTAGTAATATCCCAAGATACTACCGTTCCTTGAATACCTGAGATGGCACCAGTTACAATTTCATTTGTACTATAATTTTGACCATTTCCATTAGCAGAATCTAAAGTAAGTGTCAAAAGAATGGGGTGTTCAACACCATCACTCAATCCACCTGCAGCAGTAATTGTGGCATATTTGAATGGTATATCTGCGTCTTTGATATTATCTCCAACCTGAAGTAGTGTGGTATTTTGTCCACCTTGTGTTTCTTCGATACCATATAACGAATCATAAATGCCGCCATCTAGATTGATTTGACTTGCATAATCTGTAGCAGTATTAATTAAATCTGCAATACCATCTCCTAGGAATGTTCCTGGATTTAATGGATCTTCGTTCTCATCATTATCTTCAAATGCCTTATCTACAATTGATCCAATAGGTACTGTTAAAGTAGATATGTTACTGCCAACTGCATCAATAATTGTATGTGGAAGAACACCTGTTCCACTACTATTTGCAACACCAGCATCAAACTGAACAATAGCATCAGTCGTTGAAGGAATTCCAGCATCAATAAATGCAAGTTCGTCAACTTCAAAAGTAACTAAAAGTTCCCTGGTACTAGGATCCCAATCATATACTTTAGCAATCTTACTAGTAGCATTCTCAACCCTACGAATTACTCTATCACCAACATTAAACTGATAGTTGGAATCTCCATTAGCATCATTCTGCCCATCATCTAATATAACTCTTTGGTCATATTTAAAATTAACACCTCTAGTAATTCCAGTAAATCTACCTCTACTCTTGGAAGTATATGAAATAGTTTCCTTATCAATAATAAGAGAACCAGATCCTGGATATGCATCTGTAGAAGTAACATATACCGTAGTATCACTAGGTCCAAGTGCTTTAGCCAGACCTGTCAAGTAAATATCAGAAGAATTGAATGCCTGACGAGATCTAGTTTTACGCTTAAGATTTACAAGTCTAGTGAAGACAATATTTGGAGGAGATGTATATCCTTTGCCAGGATCAGTAATATCAATTCCAGTAATTGCACCTTGACTGATAACTGCTTTTGCCTTTGCACCAAGTCCACCACCACCAGTCACAAGAATATATGGTTCTGTCTGATAGAATTCGCCACCATCAACAATATTAATTGACGTGACTTTACCTAGAGTATCAATTGATGCTGCACCTTCAGCATCTTGTCCACCACCACCTTCAAAAATAAGGTTTGGTGGTGTTGCATAACTTCTACCTTCATTTAGCAATGATAAACCAGTAACAGTTTGAGTGACAGGAGTTGCTGTAGCACCACTTCCTTCACCTCCAAGAATAACTGCTTTTGCAGTACCAAAGAAGTTATCACCATTTCGAGTCATCTTAATATATGAAACGGTGCCATCATCATTAAGAACAACATCACCTTCTGCTTCCGTTGGGAACACTGCAACCTGCTCAGGAACAGCATCACCTTCAAATATAGGTGACCCATAGTACTGAGGACCAATCACATATGGATAAACTGGATTCCCACTACCATCTTCGGTCATAAAATATGCATAAGTACCGTTCGGATATTCGGGAGTAACAACATACTTACCGTTATATTCGTCAAGATTACCTACACCAGAATCATAGATATAATCCTGAGTCAAATCACCAAGAATATATCCTTCATTGACAAGACGAGATCCATAACCAGAATTTGAATATGAGAAAATATAAGCAACACGAGGTGCATTTACAGGAATAGTGATACGAATTTCTCTTGTCGTCGCACTAGAAAATCCTCCCAGATATGTGGCATATGGTGTTAGAACTCCATCCAAATAATATTCAACTGAACCTTCACCATCATATAGGTATGAAGTTGTTCCGATATCAAGTGAACTTCCTGTATTATGCCAACCATCTTCGGTCAAGGAGAACATCAAGAAGTTGCCATTAGCAGTATTGCTGGCATCATCTTGATTAAAGATATAAGTTTTTCCTCTTTTCAGATTCAGTAACTCTTGCTCTTGACCATCAAAATAAAATTTAGAATTTGAAACAGTAACAGCATACGTTATTGTACTAGCAGTTACAACCTCCTCTCTAGTACCAGGAAGTTCAGTAGTAGTTTTAAACCTATACGAACTAGTCATTCTGCCAGGGGTTCTGCCAGTAACATATCCAAATGGTCCGTAAATGGGATATCCATCAAAGGACATACCAAGAACTTTAGAGTGACCGTCTACATGCCTAGATCTATCAATAGTGCTTGGATCATTTGAATCAGTTTGATAGTAATCCTTGTAAAAGTAATTATTTTCATGCTCTTCTTCTTCCTCAATCTCGGGATCGAGATACATATACCCTTCATCACCTTCGTATCCCGACATATAGCGGTGAAACTTGCAGTAATAATAGATACGACTATTCTCATCCTCATTCATAATGAATAAGGGTGTAAACTCGTTTTCGTAATCAGTAGCAGGTGCAGCAGATGCACCTGTACTATTGTAATATAGAGTACCGCCGTTTAGTGTACCATCTTGAGTGGTACTAAGTTGCATTGGATGTCCTTGAAGATGGTGAGCGGACGGTTGATTTGATGGATCGGATTGATCCCAAATAATTAAGTAATTTCTTTGAACCTTAATACTTTCTGGGGAAAGGTAATAGACTCCAGGAATGAAATCACCAAACTCATGAGAATCAACACCAAAATCAATATAGAAGAGACCATTGGGGAATAGAACTGGATCACCAGCGACTCTAAATTGGAATCCAGTCGAACCTAGAATAAAATCAGTTGCTTCAAATGATCCTATAACCTGCCTTAAATAAATTCTAACAATTTGGTTCTGAGCATTCCTGACAATCTTTGCAATTTCTCCCGAAGCAGTTCCTCCTACTTCATTTATTGTCCTGCCTACTTCAATTGGATTTAAAGTTTCGTCTACGTTATCAACATAAAGCATGATATTGTCATACTCTACCTTAATATACCAAACGAACTGCTCTAAAGATCCCCACTGGAATACTCCATTAGCACTATTGAACTCATCAATTGTCTTACTAGTTTGATAATAATGAGTAGTGCCATCAAGAACTACATCATTTGCATTAGTTCCTTTAACATAATCATATTTTACAGTATCAATAGAAAAGTTTGTTGGGGCATTACCAGAAGTACCAAATTCTGGAGTATGCAACAAACCACCGTTTGCCAGAATTCCCAAAACCTTGTTATTTTGAAAAGTTCTATCTCCCTGAAAAGGGACATCTTTACCACCGCGATATACAAAAACTTGATCAAAAGATCTATCTACAATATTTCCAGAACCTCCAGGTTCTGACTCTTCAAATATCCAAGTAGGTTTGGGATGATTGTCAGACTCAATACGGAGTCTATCGTTTTTAACAGGAGGTGTACCTGAGGTCTGAAAGGTGCCTCTTGTTAATGCATTTGGATGGTCTTGCCAGATTCTATTGACGTCAAAAGAATCTAAAACATTTGGTGTTTCAGATGTAGGAACAATCTTAAGTCTTAAAGGATCATATCCGCTACCTCTTTCAAGAACACGGACATGGATAATTTTACCCGAATCAGCATCGATGATCGGATATAGTAATGCTTCTTGAGCGGGGGTGCCACAACCATCGATTGTTAATCTTGGAGGGTCGGTAGGATCATATCCAGTTCCACCACTAATTAATTCTACAGCGCGAACACCGAAAACTTCATCGAAGATCGGATTAATTATCGCTCCTGATCCAGGTACGGTTCTTGTCATTTATCAGTTTACGACGGTAAAGGTGCCATTCATCCCAGAGTGCAGAGTACATTGATAGTACAATGTATTAGGTGCATCATGAGGAATTGTCCAATAAAGAACGTTAGTTATACTTCCACTCTGACCAGTGGTATACGGTGTGCCTGTCAGTCCTTGAGTAGATTGAATCCTAAAGGGATGCCCACCACCTTCAACACTATTATCGAAGGCATATGTAAATCCTCTATGAACATAAACATTAGGATTTTGAGCAAGTCCATCAAATCCAGGTCCTGCTATTGTATAGTAACTGGAATTGTTTCCTGGAGGCGCTCCAAGTTCATACCAAATCATCGGACTACGAGTTGGTATCCAGTTAGAACCATTCCAATAGAGCATATCGCCCTGAGTAAGACCAGCAGTTTCAGTATCAGTTAATGCTGCCAGAGTAGTGGTAAGAGTACCGCTAAAGTTTACCGTTACGGTATCGCCAGAAACTGCTGTAGTAATATTAGTACCACCAGCAATAGTAAGTGTATCTGCTTGACTGTTTGCTGTAGTAGTTCCTGAATCTGCATTAACAGTCTGGAAAACATTAATGGCACTTACACCTGCTTGATCATCTCCAGGAACCCAATTAGATCCATCCCACTTAAGAATTTGATTTGTTGTTGGTGCTGCTGTTGTAACATCAACATTACTCAAGTCATCAATACTTGAATACTCAGTAAGAAGTTTTGCTCTAACATCACCAAGACCACCCTCAGTGATATTGATGTTTACATAAGGATCATCAGTACCATCTACGGTAAAGAAATAACCAGGATAGGATGCTGCAGCAGGAGCAGCTGCTAAGGATGCATACTCATTCTTATATTTTACACTAGTAGGAATGTCAACAGTAGCACCAAATGTCGAAGTGACCGAGTTAGATGCTAGTGTAATTAGACCAGTTCCATTTGCAGCAATTGGAATATTGCCATCACTAGAGGAGATAATTGAGTTACCATTTACATCCAAAGCAGATGTAAGATTACTATAATCTGAAGGAAGAAAGGTAGATCCGTTATAACGAAGAACTTGCCCCGATATGGGGTTCAATGTATTAACAGTTAAACTTACCCCATTACCTAAAGCGGTATATAGTTCGTTAAAATTATCATTAATTTTATCACCACCAATACGGAGGGTATCCCCCGTATTGTCATTAGCAGAAGCTCCAAGGTTTAGTGCTTGTTTAGCCATTACTTACTACGTTTTTAGTTATTTATGCGATCTCTGGATCAACTAGTTCTTCACCATAATCTGCGAGATTTGGTGCGGTCCAATCATCGGGAACTTCACTCTCAATAACGATAACTGGATTTTGATATCCAGAACCATACTCGTTCATTTGAACCGTAGAGATGCCAACCAATGCGCGGATATTGCCATCGAAACCAGAGATAGAGTCGATTCTAACTGTAGGTCTGCTTGTGTAACCAGAACCTCCAGAAGTGACTTGGACAGTGTTAATAAATCCGCTCGTAAGTGCAGATTGCCCGATGGCACCTTGACCAAAGACTGACCCAAGATAATCGAAGGTGATGAGAGAGTTAGACGATTCAATAACCGCTACCTCACGATCTTCAGTTTCTCCCTCAATCTCGATGAAGTCTCCTGCTTCGATTGGTGGAACTACCTCAGCAGCATCAACGTCTGCTTCAGAACCAACATAAGAGAATGCGACAAATGTGGAATCTACGCGAGGAATTTCGGAGAAGATGATTCGTGAACCAACAATCTCAAAACCAACTCCAGGTTCCTGAACAACACCATTGAGAGAAACAATAATATTATTTTCGGGTCTAATCACAGTAGATTGAACACCTTCTGTAAGCGTGAGTGAATAGAATACTTCATTACGCTTGAGGTTGAATGACTGGCGTAAGGAATCAAATTCAAACGAGATATCATCCAACTGTCTCATCTTACCAATATAGAATCCAGTAAATGAGGACCCAAGTTCTGGTGCCTCAGCGAATTGAATTTGGTCGGAGAACGCTGTATATGCGTTAGTTGCTCCAGGAGGTTGAAGAATACCATTGACGAAAATCATCATGTGTCCTTCTGGATCGGGCAGATATGGAGTTCCATTTTCAATGGTGAGAGAGAAGTTAGTTTGTGTACCATCAAATCCTTTGGATGCTCTCTTCACGCGAGCTTTAAGATCTACGACATCCGTGATGACTGCTTTATAAGAAGAAGACCCGATAATAGCATCCTTGCTCGTAAATGCTCCTGCGATATCTGTAAGATATATTCTCTTACTCAATCCTGCTGCTCTGACGTCTTGGACGCGAGCAGATGCTGCACCATCAACCGTAACCTTTGTATTGATTGTGGCGAAACCTTGAGGGAAAATATCAACTCCATAATCTCCGATGTAGTCACCATTTTGGAACTCACCTTGAATCATGGTAATGTAGATATAGTTGTTATCTAGATCTACTTCAGTGATAACACCATATACACTGTTATCTTGAAGATTATTAACAACCTTATAGATCCTATTTCCAACAATGAATACATTTGAAGTTGAAATAACAGAGACACCCAATCTAATGTATCCATCAGACGCGATGCGATCACCAACCGATACCTGAAGACCAGAAACCTGAGATACATCAATGTACTTTCTAGACGATGCTGGATAGACTACTGAGTTTTTCTCAAAAGTCCCTACCAAACTCTCAGTGTCAACTGTCAGGAGACCTCCACTATTGGAAGTAACAGATGCTTCTGTTTTGATGAATGAAGTAGGTTCAGCAACTGCTCCAGAAGTATAACCAAGGAATTGAATATCCTCAACAAAGTCTCCCTGAAGATCGATGATATGAATGCGATCTTCGATGGCACTAATTTGTGCAGTTGTTGAGTTCTCCCCACCAACGATAAAGTCTGTAACCGCCCAAGGACCAGCAGTAACTTCAACATCGAGATACTTAAAGTTCTCATCCTCATAGAATCCGTAAACTACACCAGTGATACTAGGAGCACCCTGCTTAGCAACAGTTTCATTCATGGTGAATGGACCATCAGTAATATCTCCGTCTATACGGAATCTTCTGTAAACTTTAACGATCAGACCCTCGTTAGTAGTGAGATTAGCAAGTTCAGCATTTGAATCAGAACTCAATCCATAGAAATAATCAGAGGCATTTAGTCCTCCAGTAATTCCTACAGGAATATCTCTAACACCATAGTTTTTAGAACCGAAAGTTACAGCATTATATTGAGTGAGATTTGTATAGTATGAATCATTAATAAACTGATTCTTAATTGTACTAGTACCATAACGAATCAATCTAGCGATAGATTCATTGCTGTAGTTACCATCAGGAAGAGCAGCTGCTGATGTTGGATCCTGGTAGAACGAACCTACAACAGCAAGAGGAGAAGGGACAACAAGTTCATTAGAAATTGAAGCAATCATGTACTCAGTCAGAAGATCCAGTGCATATGTCTTAATGTTATATTCGGTATTTGAATAGAACAACTTGCCAGATCCAGCAGTATAAGGATCAAGGAAACCAGAGTTGAGTTTAATACCCCAAACATAGAAACCTTGATTTCCTGAAGCAGCGATAGCTGAACGATTATAGATAGCGAAGTCTCCTTGAAGATTGTCGATACCAAAACCGAAGGTGATAGTTGCATATACACGGAACCAATCACCACCAACAGGTGTTACTCCATATTCATTAAGAGTAATGCCAGGACTTGTAAACACTGTTCCTACGTCAACCTGACCTGTGGAAAGGTTGACATTGAAGTTAATATTCTTCGACTGATTATCCAAAGAAAGTTTAAAGTTGAGACTATCAAGTTCTGCTTTCTTAAAGAATGCCGACAATGTAAATGACTGCTGCTCATTAATACCACCAAATCCAGTATCGAATGTTTCAGTGCCACTATCAAATGTTACCGTTGAGTTATCAAAGGTTTCAAATGAAGTTAGGTTGAAATCTCTAGTTAGTGAGTGTACTCCAGTACCTGTGGCATAGAGTTTTTCAGCAGTTTGTGTTCCATCAGGAGCACTGGTAGCATTATTGTAATAACCTACTAAGTTAGAGGTATAATTAGATGCATTTAGATTTTCTGGATTAGTCCAGAGATTTGCACTGCTAACTTCTCCTGTGACTGGCGAACTGATTGCCCTTGCTTGAGCAAGAATCTCAACATTAGTGACACTGTTATACCAATCAAAGGAATTAGAAACGCCAGGGAAAGTACCAAATGGTGATATTGTAGCAGGAGCAGCATCACCATAAGCAGTTACAGAGACCGTGTTAGGTCCATTATCTTGAATAGTATTACCTTGACATAATAGAAGTTCAGTTTCAGTAACGTCTGCTGCAACAAATGGTCTTGTAGGAAGCGCGAACAGTTTTTCTCCAATTGCCGTAGTTCCTTTCGGATAAACAGCAACGCTAGACAATCTCCAGTCGGAAATGTTTCCAGCGGAATATTCAGTAGTAGTCGTACTCGAACCTACGAGGATTGCAGTAGAACCATAGTTAGTTGCTACAGTTCCACTACCTTGAAGAATACCGTCGATATAGATTGAAGTTTGGTTAGCACCCGTTCCTTCTCTTACGACAGCAACATGATACCATCTACCACCAGAAACATTGATAGTAGTGTTAGTGAGATTAACAAAGTTAGCACTACTTCCACCGTAGAAACCGATATTAGAAGAACCTGCTCCCACGAAGAATCCAAAGTCATTAGTGGTTGACCCAGATACGTAGAAGTTTGTATTTGTGTCAACACGACGGATCCATCCTTCAAGAGTAAAGTTGCTAGTTCCAAGTGCAATACCAGCAGTTTGCAAGTAGTCGCCAGTTCCATCAAATACTACAGATCCATATGGTGCAGCAATAGTTGCAGTTGCAGTACTACTTCCGCCCGTCAGAGTATTAGCAACTGCCCAAGCAGTAGATGAGAAAGTACCAACATACATTGACTGATTGTCTTTATCAAACTCAAGTACTTGAGCAGTGGTGCCATTACTAGATGTTACGGTTTCTCCTACTGTGAAGTCTCCAACAATGTTAGAAAGTGAGATTTCGTAAGCAACAATAGTATTTGCAGAACTTGTATCTGTTGTGATACTATCTGCTGCAATATTGTTTGCAGTTTCTTCAAGGAACGAATCATATATCCAAGAACCAGAACCAAACTGACTATCAATCTGTGCTCCAATTTCATCCTTATAGTACTTAAGATTGAAGTAGAAGTTCTTGACGGCATTTCTAACTGAATTACCTGAAGGCGCAAGACCCTTGGTAACAATATCAACTAGATCGCGAAGTCTCCAAACTGCTTGATCGATATCTGTAGGAATTTCAGTATCTCTATATGCAGTGTTATCACTGAAAATAGCAGAATATTGATTTCCCGTTACAGTTGCACCTGAATCATATAGAAGATTTCTTATTGCTTTTTCACCAAGTGTTCTAATCTGCTCAAAGGCAAATACTGTAGGAAGAAGTTCTTCTTCTACATGATTCAGTTCTCCATTAGCAGTTAAGTACAGATTCATGTTATCAACTGTACTGTTATTACCACCTGTCTGTAGGTCGGAGATGATTGCAGTAATCAGTAACTTAATATCACGCTCACACTTAGCAGTGTCATATGTGTATGCTACTTGATTTGAGTTATCGACTTGATATGTCAAATATGCTGCAGTAAGACCTGTAATTTCTTCTGCAATATATTCGCGGTTGAAGTACAGTCTGTCACCAGCAATATTGAAGTCTTCGCTAGTTGGAGCGATGATATCATTGATAGTGCTAACTAATGTATCGATAGCGGATTGGACATTTGCACAGTTGCCTGCGTCATTAGTAATACCCCAATCACCAACGATAATATTGTCAGTATTGTCATAAGTTAGATCGCCTGTAACTGCTTGCTTAGCGTAGAATCCAAGTCTCTCATGAGCATATACCGACTGCCATACTTGCAGACGAATATGTCTAAGTTCATCGTTTTCACCAATATAGAAGTTAGCAGCCTGAACAGTGAAGAAGTTTCCTCCATCGTAAATATCTTTCGCCATTCCTGATAAGATCAGACCTAAGTCAGTCTTACAGCGAAGAGTTCCATCGGTGCTGCCACCAGCAGCGTTTCTAGGCATATCAACAGCAAGATCTGGATACCTAGTGAGCATATCATGTGCTGCTTTATCAACAATAACTGCAGCATTTGAATTGATAAGATTTGAAGCATCACGGAATCTTCCACGAGCAGAAACGTCAATCCTATTGGTATATAAGATATCCGAAGCAGCACTATGATATGTGGTGGTAAACGGAACTTCGAGGAATGCATTTACAGTAGCGCCAACAAATTCATAATTGGTTTCTACCTTAGTGATAGTTGCCAAGTGATCTACAGGAGTACCAAGATCTGCTTGCTCAAGGGTATCTGTAAGGATATCCAGAAGGTTGCCAATCGTGGAATATACATCAGCACAATCACCTGTACTGTAATCAAGAACTGTAACCGCATTAGAAGATGCACTTACAAATGTATGACCATACTGCTGCTCAGTTGGAGATGCTCCGACATTGACAGTGAAAGTATCGGTTGTAACCGCAGTGATTGCAAGAACCTGATTATATGCTCTAGTATCACTCACACGAGGATGAACCAATTCTCTCTCATTACCATCACTGGCACATGTGAATGTCAATGACTCTGCAGCAATAGCGATTGTATTTGCTGTCGTTAATCCATGACCGCCTGATGTCATAACCATATCACCAGTAGCAGCATCATACGAAATTGCTGATGGTTGAATTGTGGTAAAGGATGATGTTGAAGAATCAGTAATTGTGGTATCAGTGATTTGTCTTACGCCATGACTGCCAGAAACAGACCAGAGAGTATTATTGATGATATATTGAAGAATATCTTTGACTTTATCGTAAGCCCAGACAGTTTCTGTAACTTCTGTATCAACATGACTAATTGTCACAGGATTAACAGTTCTATCAACATACAATGCCGAAGCATCCCAGATGTGACTATTACATCCGTTACGGAGATCCTCAATCAAAGCAGTAAGGATATCGCGAACATCATCTTCACAATTTACGTTACCACCAGGAATTACGAGTGATGGATACTGTTGAGTCAGTAAGTAAACTGCTTCCTTAGCAACGAATTCTTTATTAGATTCGATTAAGTTGGCAGCATCATAATATCGTTGTGACTTACCTGCGAATCCAGCAGGAAGATTTGTGGAATTTTCATTCCAGTTCTTGAGAATGGCATCATTGTTGAAGTCTTCGTTGTCTGTAAACGACTCACCACCAGACCAATCCTCAATGTATGTTTGAGTGTCAGCACCTTCAAAGTGAAGTAGTAACTTAGTATTAGCATCACCCTGGAAGATTCCTGTAGGGGCAGTAAATGTCGTCTGATAGCGCGAAGTGTTAGATACTCTGAACTCATCGATATGACCAGCGAAACCGTCTCCAAAGGCATAGGAGGCACCTATGATGATTGGTTTAGTGGATCCGTAGTTGCCACCATCAGCAAAATCTCCACCATCCTGTGTTCCGTTAACAAATAACTTAGTTGTAGCAGCATTTCTTGAGATAGCGACATGATACCAAGTATCTACTTCAAGAGTTGCCGTTCCAGTGATTGTAGTAGAACCGTTAACTCTGTAGTTAAGATTTGTTCCTACAAGTAGCAGTTCTGAAGAAACTTCAGTGGCAGTCGCTCTAAAATCAAAGATTTGCTGAGTTCCTGTAACGCTTGAAGGACGAATCCAACATTCGATTGTAAATGCACCCGTACCAAAACCAAATTCAGTAGAAGTTGGGATAGACAGATAATCTCCAGTACCGTCAAGCAGTAGAGACGTCAATCCATAATGACTTTGATCGGTATCTAATTGAGCATTGTTCGCAAAAGTAACCTGATGGTAATCTTCGCCAGTAGAAAGAGTTCTACCTACTTTACCCAGATAGATTGTGGAAAGTGCTTGATTGTATCCAATAACCTCACCTTTAGTATCTTGAGTTCTAATGACTTGTCCGAGTTGGAAGAATCCAGACCCAACTCTACCATCAAAAGCAAGTTTCTTGGTGACCATATCCTCAGCAGAGTTGAAACTGCCTGTTACATTGCCATATCCAAGTTTGTAGTTGCGAATAACTTCGTTTTCTTGGAATGTACCTGTAGCATTGTCATAAGGGATAACTAAATTGCTAATAAACTCAGTTCCAGGGAACTTGGCATCAAAGTCTGTAGTGTTATCGGTAAAATCGACAATATTTACTTGAGACTCGGAAATATTATCAAGAATAACATTAGGATATGAAGCAGACGTCAATCTGTTGAACAATAGACCAAAGAAAGATGATCCATCAGAAATATTAACCTGTTCAATAAACTCGCTTGTGACGGGATCTTGATATGCAGATGTTGAGGTAATTCTAGCAACAACACCTGACTGAGATCCAATAATGACATCATCGAGTTGAATATCGAATAGACCAGGTTTTGACTGATATGTACCTACGGTCTTACTCAATGCCAATTCATTAGTAATATTAATGTCAGTACCATATACAGGCAGATCTTCTTGGTGAGAAGTTGCAGTTGTTCCTAATTGTCCTCTCTGTACAGTCAGCGTAGTTGAATCGGGTCCAACTGTAACATCGGATACAGTAACAATCTCTGCTCCCAGTTGATAGTTAGCACCTATAGTAAATACTCCTTCTGGAACTGCAGTATCATAGAGTGCAGAAGAAGCAATAATTTCAATAGAAGTTGTTCCTGCACCAATAGTGTATCTTAAATCTGCAAGAGGAACAGCGTCCCCTGTTTCCAGGTTAACTTCTTCAACTATAGCAATTTTACCCGTCAGATTCTTAATCTGTTCATTGAAACTAAACAGATTGAGATTGGATATTGGAGTAATTTCTGTGAGAGTTGCAGTAAATCCAGTTGCACCAACACTGATCAGTTCGTTGATATTGAATCCACTAACACTAGTGACTGCAATAGTTGCTGATGTAGTACCACCTGTGATTGTGATAACTTCGGAGGATGCATATCCAACACCAACACTGTTGATACTTGCCTGTGTTACAGCACCAGAAGCAACAGTAATATTGACAGTAAGTCCTGTACCGACACCACTAGAAGTTGTAGAGACATTTGTATAAGTTCCATCAGTATAACCAGCACCACCAGTTAGTGTGGCATTATCAAGTGCAGTAACAATACCAACATTACCTTCGGCAATAAAACCGAAGATATCATCACCAACAACACTAGTAACAGTAAGTCTTGATCCAGACTGTGTTCCTAGGACAGTGTTATTAGTGCTTGGGAAAATACCACTATTATTAGTGATTGTAAATTTATAAACCTGAATTGGTTGAATAGTTACATTTACATACTTGACACTAGCAGGAGGTTGAGGTGGTTCGGCAAAGACAATAGAATCGTTTTGAACTTCAAATGCTGTATCTGGAGTTTGTACAACACCATTCAAAATGATCATCAACTGATTTGCGTTTGCAACAACGTTTGATCCATCAATTTGTAGTGGGAATGCAATTCTCTCACCATCAAATAGATTAGAAATATCGTCAAGTCTTTGAACAACTGATGTTAAGATGTTCTCCGAAGAAGTCAGTCGTTTCTGACGGAACAATACCTCAGTATTATCGAACGCAGTATATACAGGTTCAACCAGAGCAAAACTTTGAATATTTGGAACAGTTGCTTGTCTTGCAAGTTCAACTGATTTTGTCAGTTGGAAGAACGTTTCCTTATTAGGAACAAATCCATACTCATTTAGATTAAGTTCACCAAAAACTTTGAATGATGCAGGGTGAACATTCTTGATAAGGATATCTTTCCAATCATTGATTGAAATTGCAGACTTAACTGCATAAGAGAAGTCCTGATAATAATAGGAGTCTTGGATCTTCTGAATGATCTCAGAGGGTTTACCAACATCATCAATAAATTGACCAGAGGTTTCTGTAATAGATCCAACATCCAGAACACCAGTAGCGATATTCAAGGAACTAATAGTACCAGAAGATTTAGAAATAACACCTGTTACAGATTCACCGATGTTGAAGTCTCCAGTGTAATCAACGATTTTTACAATTCTAGGTCCAACTTGCCAACCGTTATTTGTAGAGACAAATCCAAATGCAGTAGCATTTTCAAAGGAACTGCCTTGATAAACTTGCTCACCCTCAAGGAAAGTTGATGTAATAACATTTGCTGTTGCTGCACCACCGAAAGATGTTGTAAGAACTTGCTGACGACCTGTACCAGCATTAGTAAATGCTAATGCATCACCAAGTGCTGCGTTTGCTGGAGTAATCGCAAATTTTAACTGATCATCTTCAAGAGAATTTGCCGTTCCAGCAATTGCATAATAAGTAGTAAGACCGTTCAATCTACCAACTGCACCAGCAGCGATTGGGAAATCTGCACCATCGCCAGTATCTACTACATTAAGAGTAATTTCTGAACCTTGTGCAATACCATGTGGGAAGGAGAACTGTAAGAGTCCCAAATCTAGGTTAACAACATAGTTAAAGGAAGATTTCAGTTCTACAGCTGGTGTAGACGAATAACCAAGACCAGGATCTTTAACTTCAATCCTATCCAAACGACCATTCTTAATAGTGGATTGGGCAATAGCACCACTACCGCCACCACCAGTAATAATAACTGCAGGTGCCTGAGAATAACCAGAACCAGGATCAGTGACTGTAACACTATCCAAAATACTAGTAGATGTTAACTGTGCATTGATCGGGAATGTAATTTCAGGACGTAATGTATAGTCATGGGGATAATCATAACCAAAGTTATTATTTTTCAGTTTTTTGATCTTACCAACACTAGAACCTACAGTAAAGATAGATGCCGCTGTTCCAAATGGGGGGATGACTACAGTAACTTCAGCACCAGAACCAGTTAGACCAGCACCAAGAATGCCTGGTATAGAATCAATGTCAACAGATGCTGTGGTATATCCTTTTCCTGCTGATGTAACAAGAACGCTTTGAACTTGTCCAGGAATTGCACCGCCTTCGCTATCAGTTCCATCAGCAACTGTAATTGTGACGAAACCACCTTCACCATCACCAGCAATAGGAACGCCTGTATATTGTCCTACAGCATATTCAGTACCAGGTTCGTTGATGGTAACTCTTTCAATCTGTCTTGTAGATTGAATGCTGGAAACAATCGGAAGTCTTGTGTAGAATCCACCAGGATTAACAATACGAATGCTATCGATCGAACCAACTGCTCTTCTAGAACTAGTTGAATAAGATACTCTAGAGACGTCAGCATTACCTTCGGGTTCATTTACTAGAGGGAATTTGATCTGATCTGCTCCTCTAGTAATAGTTGCACCATCAATACCACTAACTTGGAATGTTCCTCTATATGGAGATCCAACAACATCAAGATAACTACCTTGAATGATAGGTGAATCGTTGTCACCAACCCTAGAGGGATCGAAGTAGTACGAAATGTTTGTTACAATATCTTCATCAACTTTGAACTTAACGGTAGGTGTAGTGGCACCTTCGCCAGTTACTCCAGGAATTCCAACTCTTTCAATAGAGTTGAATGAATACTCAAGTTTGTAAAGAGGATCTTTTGCGAAAGATAAATTACCACCAACCATTGAAGAGTGACTAAGGTCAAACAAATACTGGTGACCATAATACATTTTCAAAACAGGTGATTTGATGTAGATGCTAACATCACTAGCACTAGTAGCAGGACTTGTAATTGCTGCCTGTGGAAGTTTGTATGTGAACTCTAGAGGACTAATTACAGTATCTACAGGGAATGAACCATCATATTCATCATAAACAGTTCCACCAACAGTTTCAGATGGATTTCCATCCAAGTTCAACATAGATCCAGGAGTCAAATAGTGTCTAGTACCTGTGATGACATAGACTTCATCACTATTTGCTACAGCAGTAACTCTAAGAATCTTTGTTAGATTAGCAACTAACGTAATCTTAAGTACACCAGTGAGATTAGTAATAGTTGCTGTGCTGTATGCAGCATTATAACTAATGTCTCCACCGTTTATAGTAACTACAGATCCTACAATGAATGTAGAAGATCCTGAGATTTCATCAATTCTAACTGCATAATCATCGTCGGAATATGGTTTGAACTGAGCAAAGGAATCTAGATTCTGACCACCTGCTGCATTGAAAGTACCATCCAAGTTATACTTGTCAAGATCGATAGTAAAAGTGCCAGGAGTAGTATTATCTACTTGAGCAAATGTATATGAATCAATTTGGTTGATATCAAGAGGAATTGGTCCAACAATACCATAGGTATCTTGCTCACTAAATTGAGATGTGGAAAGTTGACCCGCATTTAAGTCATTAGTCCAAGAATTGTTATTAATTGCAAGATATACTTTATTGTTTTCATTATCAACTTTTGTAATATAACCGCTATTGACAAAAGCTCCACTAGAGTCATTCAAAGTTAACTTTGTACCGACAGTGAATCTAAACGCCTGATTAATAGTTAAAATTTGAACATTGTCAATTTTAACGGTGTCAGTAATTTTAAAGTAATACCTATCCTTAACAACTGCACTAATAATCAGTTTCTGTGATCCAGGAGAAGGAATCGTGGCAGTTCTGGTACTCCAAATATCTTTAGTATATGTCAATGTTTCGGTATCTTCTACCATTACAGTTGATGCGTCATCAAAATCTAAAGATTGAAGACCTAAAGAACCTAAAGCGAATCCTGTATTACCAATAGTTAAGGCACTACCTGTTACAGGAGTAACTGCAGTACGAACATACCCAAGTTGAGTAGTTAGTTGAATACCTTGATCACCAATTCTTGCGGCATCAGCATCTTTATCAACTTTTACACCCCAACCAGAAAAATCAATATAATCATATACATCATTGTATGCACTGAACCATGCTGTATCAGTCCAACTATAACTTAAAGCAAATGCACCATTAGTAGGTAGAACAGATACGTCAGAAGGAACTGTAGGAACAATTGCACGATTTCTCAGTTTGAGATTATCTACAAAATACTGACCTTGCTCATCTTTTCTGTAACTTCCAGGTGTTCCATCTCTACCAGCAATATTACC